ACGTTGACCCGTCAGGTAATGTGACTGAGTTACTTGCAGGCGCGGCGGGAGCGCGGCTTTGGCCAGGTATCTGGTCTACGGCGTTAACGCTGTACTTTTTAAGCGCGGGGCTATCAAACAAAGATTTGCTACCAGGGCCAGCAAACCACGCATCTTCAGCACCTTCAAGTGTTTTATTCTTGTCACGCCAATTTGCGTAGAAAGTGCGTTGCTCAATGTCGCGTTGAAGTTGGGCTTTAGCAACGTTAAGCACGAAGCGGTTGGCAGCTTTGGTGTTGCCCAATTGAGCGCCGGTGGCTGTAATGCGTTGCGCGTCAGATTCGGTTTGCGGGCCTTTTTGTTCTAACTGCCGTTGCAACACCGCCGCGTTGGCGCTGGCCAAGAATGTTTGTGCGTCTGTAGCAAAGTTTTCTGCTTTTTCAACACCAAGCGCACCCAATACTCTAGCGCCTGCGGCTATGGCTTCAGTTCCAAATCCTGTATCAAAACCTTTATCTAAGGTAGCAAGGTTACTTTCAATTGCAGGTAGCGATTTTGCAGCGATTCTTGCGCTGTCGTTTACACCCTTAAATTGGTCAACCAAAAACTTACCGTATTCAATCTTTTCAGCTTTTTCTTGCGGGCCGTATGAAATACTTGATGCGCCAGCCTTGGCGATCCTTGCTTTTTGTGATTCCACAAGCGGCGGTAACGGCACATCAGCGTATGTTCCAACAGGTACAGGTTTTCCACCAAGGCCAGGTGTTTGGAACATCTGCTTTTGGCCACCTTGGTCAACTGTACTTGTAGTTGGTTTGTTCAACTCCATGAATTTTTCAGTGCCAAGTTTAGACCCGTTGATTAAATCAGCAAAGGCTTGTGGGCCTCTTGCAATTGCGGATTCAATTTTTGCGCGTGACTGTTCCGCAGTAATACCCTGTGCTTTTAGCGCAGGGCCAATAATTGGGTCGGCATGGTTAGCTTCGTGCCATCGCAAATACTGCATAGGAGCATTTGGGTCGGCAGGGTCAAGCGTATCTAAAAACGACCGCGATTGCTTTAACTTTGCATCAAGCAATTCAGTTTGTTGTTTAGCTAACGCTGTTGGTTGCGCTTTAACTTTACCTTGGGTTTCTTCAAGTAACGCTTGTTCTTTGTCCGCTTCAGTAAGTGTTTTTTCAATTCCAGGCAACTTAGACCCAAAGCCACCTCTGGCCAAAGTTTCGCGAAGCGTATTACGATTTATCTTGCCTGTGGCAGGGTCGTACGCTTTTGCGTATGCTTCGTTAAGAGCATTTACTGACTCTTGTTCGCGTTGGGCAGTTGCTAATTGATACTGTGCTAACGCGTTTTGATTTTGCGCGTTTTGAATAGCTGAAAGTTGGCCGTACCGAGCTACTGGATCGGCCAGTTGAATTGGTTGAGCACCAAGTGAAATTCTAGGATCGATAGGCATGCGTGATTCCTTACTTAGGGTATGGGTTGTTTACCGACCAACCTGGCACAGACGACCCGCCGCCTCTTATTGCACCCAACATATTTTGGCCTTGTTGATAGTTCAAATAAGTATTTAAACCGCCCGTTAAAGCGTTTGCAGTACCAACATACCCAGATGCTCTGGCCGCAGCCGCGCTGCCCATAGCGTCGCCAACATTTGACGCCATCTGTTGACCTTGTTGACTTATTTGTTGACCTGTACTTTGGCCCATGCCTGTCAATGCTTGTAAAGGTTGCAGTCGAGCGGTACGCTCAGCCTGATAGCGGTTGAATGCGTTGGTGTATTCTTGCGAACCATAGTCTTGGCCAAATCGTTGTAGCGCCTTACCAGTGCCGCCAGACAGCAAGCCACCACGGGCCGCAGCAGATCGTTCCAAGGCTTTCTGCCCTTCGCTTAATCGAAACGCATAGCCTGGATCGGCTTGAAACTTATCCATAGTAAACGGTTGATATTTTGACGCTTCAACCAATTCTGGCAATGCGTTGACGCCTACATCGTAAAACGGCTTTTGCCGAGCTACGGTGTCTTGGTATTGTTGGTATTGCAACTCCGCAGCGCGATTCATTGCACCAGCTTGCGTGTTCGCCGCTTTATTTGCTGCGTTTGCGCCTATAAGTGAGCTGCCTACTACAGCCCCTGCGACCCAAAAAGTCATGTTAGCTCCTTAACTTTTACTTGGTTGCCGATGCCGTACATGCTGTTGGGCTCATCTTCAACAAGTTCTTCCTCTGCTTCTTCTACTGTCGTAGATTCAGTTCTGTGAAACGTCATGCACAACGCATCAGTTTCTGCGTACACAGCGCGTTTGGTGCCAGGCTTACTGCAAAGCAAATGTGGCCCAGTTACAAGTTGCACCCCGTCGTCTGTGGTGATTCCTACCGTGCCAGACACAATCAAATAAAAATGTTCTTTCTTGTGCACTTTACCAACCACCAATACGCCAGCAGGGCGAAAAACTTTACGGCAGTACATACCGCCGTGGAACACATGTTCAGTTTCGGGTTGGTAAGGTTCAAAAGCCATCAACGCGTCTTGCAACGCTTGGACTTTACCTTGCAGTAAATCTGATGCTATTACATCGTTCACGATACTTCCCTTCCGCTGACGCGCATGTTGATGGCGCTGGCTGTACCTGCGATTGTGGAGATAAAACCCCCAGAAGGCAATATCTGGCCAACAAGTTCAGGAAAGATATAAGTCTCAGATGCGGCCAAGGTGCGTTGCTTGACGATCAAGTTGTCGTTGCTGGCGGTGCCTGTGGCGGTGACCAGGTTGACGCTGATGGTGGCCGATGAGCCGCTGTAGTTGGTCGCTGTGAATTTGTCGATGATCGTGGTCACGCCATTGGCAATATATTGCGTTGTCTGCGTTGCCTCAACGGTTTTGGCTGGAACTAAATTTTTGGCGGTTACAGTCATTGAAGCACCTTTTACAAAACAACCCAGCGGGAACCTGACGCAATCGTCACAGTCTGACCGCTCGCAATGGTGATCGGCCCAGCCGACATGCCTGAATTTCCAGTGGCTATAGTGTAACTCGTTGAAACGGTTTTGCTGTTGACGTAAATTCCGTTGCCCGCATTAAATTGCTGGGACAAGAATTCGCCTGTAGACGGCTTGTACAGCAACTTGGCATTGCTGATGTACGCCGTCGTAAAACTGCCAGAAGTTGCGTTGGCGAATACAGGGTAGACATTGGTGGCCGTAGCAGTGTCGTTGGTAATTGTCGCGCCGCTGCCGCCGCCTGAAGTTTGTTTTAAACTTCCAGTGTTATCGTATGAACCATCAGTTGTCCATGTGTCGCCGACTTGCAAAGTAACATTAACAATTACTCTTGTGCTTGCGGTATTTAGATAGCCAACAGTTATAGTTACTGCGGCAGTGTCGTTGTTTTCAACGGTGATTGTGTTTATTATTCTTCTGGTGGACGCGGCGGGGGCGGCGACCACGGTCACTGGCGTAGTTCCGTTTAAAACGCCGTCGTTTGCGCCTTCTGTAAACGTAGTGCCGTTGTTATCTGCGTATGCGGCGGTAAAACTTGGATTTGTCGTTGCAGCCGCACCCGACATAACTATCGTTATGGATTTTGATGTTGTATCTAAAACTATCATAGTTTCCTCATGTTAAGAACCACGCAAAAGCATAGGCATTGGTAGTTGAAGACGCAACAGAAGCCCAAGATGTATTTGTCCCATCAGTAGTTAGATACTTACCTGAATTAGTTGCTTGACTTGGAGCCAGTGCATTGAAAGCTGCGTTAGCCGTTGTTTCGCCAGTGCCGCCGTTAAGGATAGGCAACGCCGTTCCTGAGTAAGTGATGGCCAAGGTGCCCGACGAAGTAATTGGCGAGCCAGTGATAGACAAGAACGACGGCACAGTGGCGGCTACCGATGTGACCGTACCGCCTGGGTTGCTTGAGTTAATCGTCTGGTTTGGCCAAGTGCCAGTGATGCTGACGTTGGTGCCTGCCACCAGCGACGGCGTGGCGGTGCCAGTACCGCCGTTGGCCACGGCCACAATGCCGGTCACATTGGATGCAGTGCCTGTGGTGTTTTGGTTAAAGGTTGGCCAAGTGAACGTGCCAGTGCTGAAGTTGCCAGACTGCGGTGTGCCAAGGATTGGTGTCACCAAGGTGGGCGAAGTAGCAAATACCAATGCGCCGGTGCCAGTTTCGTCCGTCATCGCCGCCGCCAAATTGGCGCTGGACGGCGTGGCCAAGAAAGTGGCCACCCCAGTGCCCAAGCCCGTAATTGAGCCCACCGCAGGCGTGATCGTGGTGTTGGTAACCCCTGTGACTTGGCCTTGGGCGTTGGTGGTCAATACCGGCGTTTGTGTGGCCGAGCCGTAAGTGCCCGCCGTGCCGATATTTGTGATCGAAAACTGGTTGGTAATTAGGGATAACCCTGTACCAGCAGTGTACGTTTGCACCGCAGCAAATTCAATAAACACCAGCGCCGTGGTGCCGACTGTGATTGGCAACGGCGTTTGTTGCACCCAAGATGTGTTGGCGTTGACCGTGCCAAACAACACCAACATCATGTCGCCTTGGTCGATTTGGTCTACGCCTGTGCCGCTGGTGTCGTAATCCGTTGCGCGAGTCAGAATGTAGGGCAAGCTGGCCGAACCAACTTGGGTAACCGTATAGACACCGTTGTTGGCCCCTGCGGCCTCATCTTTGACCAGCACCCGCTTGTTAAGATCGCCAGGCGACACAAACGTGTAGCTGTCCACAACCAACGCACCGTTGGCGTTGGCCGTCAAAGTTGCACCTACGCCGCCGGTGCCGTTGTTGTAGGTGTTGGCTGGCAACACTGCGGCTGTGGCGTAGCTACATGCGCTATGGAAATTGACGTTGGTAGCAATGCTGTCAACGTAAGACTTGTTGGCAATATCGTTGCTTGATGTGGGCGCGGTGGTGATCGTGCCGCTGGTCAGCGTGACCGAGGTGATGTCGGTGTTGGCACCTTTGAGCGCAAATGGTGCGCCGCCCGCTGATGTGGAGCCTGTGCCGCCACTGCCGATTGCCAAGGTGCCACCAAGGGTAATGGTGCCGCTGCTGGTAATTGGGCCACCGCTGGCGGTCAGACCTGTCGTGCCGCCCGACACATCGACCGATGTGACCGTGCCTGAGCCGCCGCCCGCAATTGCTGGGGTTGGAGGAGGCGCAAGTTGCAAGTCATCAAGCGATGTCTGGTTGTTGCCACCGCCAACCAAAGTGAATATGTTCAAAAAGAACCGATACCACTCACGCGACATCAACCCCGTGCGAGGGTCGATAAACTCGACCCGCGACGAAGGTAGGTTCGTTATATTGAGTTGTTCAGGCATTGGTCGGGCTCAGAATCAATTCAGCGCCCATGATGGCGACCTTTACAGGATCGGTGCCAGACACTTCATAGACCCTATCCCGCAGCTTGAGCGTCATGCCCAGCCGACGCCAGAACACCCGCTGGTAGTACGCGCCGATCTTGCCCATTGGTGACCAATGCTCACTACTCCAAGTGTGGCCACCATCGTCCGACCAACGCAACATAACCTGTGGGTCATCGCCTTGGCCAGTGGCCAAACCAGTGCCAGATTCGCAGTCCAGTTGCAAACTGTGGTGGGCGGTGCGTTTAAGGTTGTTCTGACCGCTGGGCAGGGCTCGCCATGAGCGCAGCCACTTTTGAGGCTCATCATAGTCAGCGTAGACATCCAAGGTCATTTTGTAAATGTTGCCATTTTCAAAGTCACCAACAATGGTGTTGCCAATAAAGTTGCATTGGCAGTTAGACCGATGACGGGTAAAAGAACCGTTGTCCCAGCCAGCACGTTCATGCCACGCTTGGGTGGCCACGTCGTAAACCCATGTGGCGTTACCTGTGGGGAACGTCAGCACGTAGAAAGCGTGGCCTTCTTGCTGATATGTGTACGCCACCGCGTCTGAAATGTTGCCGTATTGAGCAATTGCATACTCAATGGCGTGGGTAGATATGCGTTGGCCGGTGTAGCCGTTTGCTCGGTAAACGATACCTTGGCCACGGGCATCAGTGCCCAGCCAAAACAAACCGTTGTCTAGCTTGGCCACTGAGAACGCAGCCACGCAACCAATTTCGTTGAAAGCGCCTTGAATGCGGGTCAACGGGAAATCAGCCAAGCCAGCGTCGTACCAGACTTCAATTGAGTCGGTGCCAAACATCCATGCTTCACGGTGGTCTATGTTGATGGCCACCAAGCCGTCGGGTGAGCCTTCAGTGCTGGCAAAGTCCAGCGGATCGACCGACAGACCATCCAACAGCGACGTCACCCACACCTTTTGGCTGTCGGGCTCATTGAACACAAAATAGCCGTCCAAGTAGCCTACAGTGACCGCGCCAGGGAAATCTGGGTCGGTGATTTGTTGGAACACGTCGGTGACTTCGTTGTAGATGTAGCTGTCAGGGTTGCAGGCAAAGAAAAGCTGGGTTCCGTTGTCAGCGATAGACACGGGGCCCGTGCCGGTCACATTGCCCAAGAAAGTGGGCGCAGATGTCATACCGTCAAGTTTGTAGACCTCATTGCCAGACACCACAAAGATGTTTGACCCATTGGTCTGGTGAGCCCACAAGGCACGAATGGGGCCTGTGCCAACTGTTTGCAAAAATTCCAACCCAGGGCACCGCGTCAAAAAAGCCGCAGTTTTGCCGCCGTCTGGCGTGGCCTCTGGGTACAGATTGACCATGCGGTTGTCGGCAGCGTTGATGCTGCGGGCAACATAGCTGGAGCCAAGAATCGGCGTTTGCATCAGTAATTACCGGCGTAGATGTTGAACCGCTGACGTGAAGACACAATGGCGTAAGGCATGGACATGATGTCGTCAGGATTGTTGATGCGCTTCAGGTTGCGCTTGCTGGTCATTGCAATGCGTTGCACTTGGGGGCTTGGCTCCACGCCAAACTCAGGCGCAAATTCCATTGCCAAGTTGTAGACAAACGCCCGCAAATAGCCTGGGGGAAACAGAATATTGGTCACCAAATTGGCAGGCTCATCTAGTTTTTGCACACTGATAAAGTGCCATTCCAAATCGCGTGTGGGACGCGGGTAAATGTACATTTCAATATCAGGGTAGGTCATATTCACAAAAATGACCTGTGGATATGTTGATGTCACCGTCTTAACAGCAATGCCGTTGTACTGCTGTTGGTTAATAAATTTGATACCGTAAGACACATTGGTGCCTGGATCGCGGTAGTAGGTAGCGTCATCCAACAGCACAGGGCGCAGGCCAACAAAGTTACCTGATGGGCCAAGAGTGCGTTTAATTTCACCGGCAGGCCAAGTAAACATTTGGTCTTGGGTGCTAAAAACCGATAGGCGTTCGGTGTTCCATGAATCAATCATCTGATTCAGCGCCATCAAAGCGTCTTGGGACACGGACGCAGAAGGTGTCTCACCTTCAGCCAACACGCCAAGCAATCGCAATGCTCTATTGATTTGATCGCCAGCGGTATAGATGGCCATGTTTATGCTCCTTGTTCGACCACCTCTGGTGATCGGCTACGACGACGTTTGACTTCCAGTTCGTTGACGACAGGAGCCGCCTCAACAGGCGTGTCTAAAGTATATCGCACCCAGCCATTTTTTTCATCAAACTCAGCTTCCATTTCCATGTAAGCTATTTTTCGACCGTGGATTTCATGTTGAAGATAAATCATATGAAGAACGGGGGCTTTTGGCCCCCGTTTGGTTTAGCTTGCGCCGTGAATGATGGAGAAGTTGATGATGACAGCTTCAGAGTATGAAGTGGCAGTAGTCAAATTCCGCAACGTGATCAAAGCAGAGCCAGCAGCCAAATACGAAACGTAAGTGGTGTAAGCCCCAGCCGCGCTACCAGTAGTATTACTGGAAACGCACACAATGATTGTGTCATTGATAGAGATCGTGCTGTTAGTCAAAACAAACGATACGGCAGTGCTTCCAGCCAATGCTGCATCATGCATCGTAATACGGCCAGCAGACTTGTTTAAAGTCACGCCCGTCGCCTTACTTGTCAATTGAGTTACAGCACCTTGTCCGGCTGCTGTGTAACCAATTTCGTTAGTGGCATATACGGTTGTGCCAACAACGGTTGATGGTATGGTCGCGCCAATGGTGCCGCCGTCAATGTCTTGGTCGCTGTACGCAACGCCAATTGATTTGGTATTACCCATTTTCTAATCCTTTGAAAAATAGGGGCCGAAGCCCCCATTAAGTTTTAGCCTGCTACGCGGTAAAACACATATGTTGCTTCAGCGGTCTTGCGAACGCGCCAGAGGCAAGCAGTGTTTGCGGAAACAGCAGCCACACCAACCAAGGTGCAACCAGTGTTGGCCGTAACAGTAGCAGCGTTTGTGCCACCAATGTTAATGATGTAAAAATCAAACGCGCTGTTGACTTTCATGCTGCTGAAATCAGCGTCCAAAGATGTACCGAGGGGTACAGTCAATGCGGCGGCAGCACCGTTGTAGGTGATGATGCCAGTTGCCAATTCAGCAGTGGTCAAAGTGGCCGCTGCTGTTTTAGCAGTAGGGGTCACTTGAGTTGTCATGTTGATTTCGTTCAGATTGCCGTCACCAAGTTGGTAACCGCCTGCGCCATTAGGTAATGCCATGATATTTTTCCTTAAAAAGATTTAGAAAACGGGGCCGAAGCCCCATTTGGTTAGCCCCACATGCGGCAGGCCATTTGTGGACGGATTGTGCTGAAGCCATACAGAACGTCAATACGGCAAGGCATACGGTCGTTGTTGATGTCGTACTGACGAACAACGCGCAAGCTGATACCGTTATGAACTGCGCGAGCAGCCATATCGACGCCTTGAGGCAACAACAAGTCGGCGGTCGCAAATGTGATCGCGTCTTTGTGGTAGATCAAGTTCTGAGCGTAGGCAGTAGAAGCAGCGCCCACAAAAGTCACAGCCTTGCTAGTAGCAGGCAGCACGTTCATGGTGGCCAGTGCGTGGTTGGCCGAATACATAGGCGCAACAGTCACAGTCCAAGTGCCAGCCACAGCAGTGGCGTTGGCCAAAGCTACGAATTGGAACAAAGAGCCAGTGGTTTCACGGGTCTGGGGGTTGACAGCAAAGCAGTCAGCAATAGTGAACACGTCGCCAGCGGCGATGGTAGTGGTCACAGAGCCTTGAGCCAGAGTCAAAGTAGACGAGCCTTCAGAAGTCACAGCGGCGCTGGTTGTGGTGGATGCAGAAGCATCACGTGAGCCAGTGGTGTGCTGCTTGATTGACTGAGACATGTTGATCTCATCAAAGCCCAACACGCCAGTGCCCATCATGCCGTTCTTGAACTGCTTGCTGATGGTGTCGGTGGGGTTGAACAAACCTTTCATGCCTTCGACCAAACCAGCGTTAGCGGCTGGGTTGACGGTAGCGTAACGTGGTGACATCACGGCAGCGTTTTCGTTCAGCTTCTGTTGGGCTTGCAACAAGACCAAAGAAGTAGAAGGAGTGGTGCCTGGGGTGCCAACGGTGTTACCGATGGTTTTGTACGCATTGGCAACGTCAGCATCAATGCTGGAGGCCAACTGGCTGATACGAGGCTTCAACACACGCTCTGCGAAGTCGTCCAATTGCATGGTCAATTCAGCAGATGTGAAGTTCACGCCAATGTGCTTTTGTGAAGCAACAGTCAAAGTGGTGAACTGTTCGTTGTCGTCCTGAACTTGCAGGGCGGCACCGTCGGTCACCAAAGCGCGGTCGGGCAGGCGGATACGCAGGGTAGAACCAATCTTGGCACCTTCAACAGCAAAGCTGTCGTCGTACTGACGGTTCACGTTACGGGTGAGCACCAGGTTGTTCTCGAGGATCTCGAGAGCTTTACGGGTGATCATGTCGATCGTTAAGATACTGTTAGACATGGAAAAAATCCTTCAAAAATTGTTTAGCGGTTTGCCTGTGCTTGCCATTTTTTCAACTGCCGTGCTCTTTCAGCTTCAATCCACTGCGAATCGGTCATGGTCTTGGTAGACCGTGGATCCGTAGTGTCATAGGCCGGTGATCCAGTGGATCGAGCAGTAACAGGCGAAATCGGTGCTGGCGCAGACGTGGTTCTTTTTACGGGAGGATCGGTGGCCAATTTGGCCTCAATTCGCCCAATTTCTTTGGCTTGCATGATAGGCGCAAGACGAGAGATACGATCGGCTTCCTTAGGGTTAGCACCGAGGTAGTAAGCTACTTCAGGGCCAATGTCCGAGGATTGGATCGTCTGAGCCATCACGGTCGTGATTGGGAGCTTGGGGTTGTACGCGACTTGTTCAAAGTCATCGTATTTCGTCCGAGCTTCTTCTTCCTTTTCGTGATAAGTCTCAAGGATCGCAGATTGCTGCCTTGCTTGTTCTCGCTGGGCAAGCAGTTCTTCGGCTTTCTGATAGGCCAATGCGTCTGCATAGGCTTCAGGGCTTTCAAACTGATCGACTGGCGGGATGTCTGCTGGCGCTCTCAGCGTCTGGGCTTCCGCCTGACGTTGGGTCTGCTCTCTTTCCCACTTACGTTGCTCTCTTGCAAGTCGTTTGCCGATGGCTGCATCGAGTTCTTCTTGGGTAAAAACCCGTGAAGGCTCTTTTGCTTCTTCAGCGACTTCCGGCGTTTGAGTTGCTTCCTGAGTGGCCGTCACTTCTGGAGCTGGCGCGGAGTCTACTTCCGCTAAGGGTTGTTGGACTTCTTCAGTCATTTTATGTTCCATTGGAACCCCGGTCTACTGGGCCGGTACAGTTTGTTTCGTCATTATGAGGCAATTCAATCTTGTTGTGCAACTGATAAGACACAGGCGCATACATGGCGTCTTGCAAAGCAAGCCCATCCTCTGTATTTAATAGCTCCCATTCGTCCATCATGCGTCTTCCGTCATGTAGGTTGCTTGAATCCAAAATGTCGATGATGCGGTCAAATCAGTAGCGGTCATATTTTGCAGGGAAGCGGCAGATCGAACTTTATAAAGATCGATGACTGAAGTGTTATTACTAATCAAACCACTTACGCCAGCGTCACCCAAGGTGGTGTTTGAAGCTGTAACGACAACGGGCGTGTCGTAATCATTGGTGTACAGGTTGCTCATGGTGTAGCGCAAGTCAACCGACAAATTGCCAGCAATAGTGCCAACCCCTGTGACTTCTATTTTGATGACTTCAGTCACCATGTTGCCAATTTTAAAATATGTGCTTGTAAATGTTCCAACAGCAGAGCCGCCACCGCTGCCAATCAAATTGGTTGCCGAAATAGCGCCCGTAGTTACACCTCTTGCGCGGAGAGCGTCAACAGTAAACATTCGTGCGGCGGGAACAGAACCCGGTGGGTCTGGGTCATCAAAACCATACTCGTCAATAATTTGAACATTATCGGTAGTGTCAATAAATACACGGGCGTCAGTCTCGCCTGATTTTTCGCCACCAACATAAATAACTCGTCTGGCGTATGTAGTTACAACAATTGAACAATCACCGCTAGTAATGAGGGTCACGCCATCTGTGTTAAAAAAACCTGATCTAAATTCAGAATGACAGGCGTAAAACTCAACACGGTTGGCGTAATTGACTTTATAGACAAATGGGTCAGACGAGGCAAATCGGCAGTTAAAAAACCTAATACCTTGAATTCTTTTAGCGCTGTTTGGAAACAGTTGGCCATTGATATACAAACCGCCGCCAGTAGTGCTACGCCTCACGCCTTTACGCACATTGTTAATGTATAGACGTAAACCGCACGAGGTATCGCCAATGTTGCAACCAATCACATTGACATCACTAATGCCCCCTGCTGTCCTCGTGTCCAATGAAGTCAAAGCCAAATATTCGTCACCTGATACTGGTTGACCTTGAGCGCCTGTAATTTGAAAACCAAATTGACCAAAAAATTGGCAGTCGTAAGCACCAAATCCATCACCGATACCACCAACGTTTGAGCCATCAAGAGAAACAGCGGCAGTTGTCCAAAGACCAGACACTGAAATAGACTGCAACACAGCATTTGCCCGTTGAACAATCACACCATAGTCGTAATTGCTAGTTGGATAGTCTGTTGCGCTGTTAAACGGCAACGGATAATTGGTATCAGGGTTTTCGTTTGTAATAACAGAAAAATTAGCCAGTGTCACGTTCTGGTCAAGCACGCGAATGCCCCATGCAACTGCCGCATCGCTGTTGCTAGTGTAATCACCAGTATCGTAAGCAGCCCGCCAAACGATGCGCGTAATTTGTTCTTTGGTTGGACTGCCGCCAAACATTAAAATAGTGTTGTCAATTCCTTGACCGTACACAACCATTTGGTTGCTAATGGTAAGTTTGCCGCCGTTGAAAAAGTATTTGCCAGCAGGAATGTACAACGACTGACCTGAGGCTTCGGCGGCGGCTATGGCTGCTTGAAAAGCCGCAGTGTTGTCTGTGCCTGTTGTCACGCCAGCATCAGCAACAGCGCCAAATGCTGAAACGTCAACAGACGCATTTTTCAGCATTGCGTAATCAACTTTTGTCAAAGCCATGATAAATCCTTAGCTGTAATAAGAAATATTCAAAATACCGCTGGCGGATTGTTGGATAAAACGAATTTTTGTCAAGTCGCCATCGTATTGAAGCGGCACTCCAACAGCAATCGGCATACCAACGCTAGCACTTGGTGCTATGCCGTCATCTCTCCAACGAACTGGCGCGCCTTCAGCAATAATCAAAGCAAATACAGGCTTGGCGTTCAAACCTTCGGGTGCCAAAGTTGGCACTGTTAAGCCTACTGATGCGGACAAGTTTGTAATTTGCTGGTAGCCAAAACAAGTGGTTACAGCTTTAATGTTCATCGTCATTTTAAAATCTCCGAGGTTGTGTGAACGGTCTTAAAGTGATAGGTAATTCAGCAGTTGAATACGGAGGTGACAAGCTAAAATTCCAGCCGTCATTGTTGCCTGCGTCCGTATTTTCAAAGTCAGTATAAGCGTTCCACGAAGCGCCGCCAACAGCATTGATGTCACGGATGGTCAAGTCAACCACGTTGACCGTGCCGCTTGCTTGTGACAACGTGGCTTGTGACCCAGACGTTGTAGACTGTAAAAACTTAACGCTAGAGTTGTTAGCTACAAACGACCCGACAGTGCTGGTTACGCCGTTTTTAAGTTGGACTGTGCCAGCGGTAATAGTAAACGTACGAGTGGAACCTTGAGTCAAAGCGTCTTGAAACGCATACGTACCACCAACACCTAAAAAGGTAATAGGAAAATCTAGTGTTTTTCCGTTTGTGGTAATTTGTTGCGTTCCAACTGTAGTTCTAAAATTAAAAGGGTTTGCGCCCGCATCTAACGTCATAGTTGAAGAAATAGTTACGTCCCCGTATATATTTCTAGCGGCATTGTTAGTTAACGTGCCTGAAAACCCTGTAAAGTTAAAATTTTTGACGTTGATAGTGCCAGAGATAATGTCCGTTCCATCAGTTACGTTAAAATTTACAACGTTTGACTCTATGCTTCCAGTGCCCTGCGTAAACGTTCTTGTGCCAACTGCACCTGAATACGTAGCATTGACATTAGGAGTCCCAGTAATTGTTAAATTAGTGGCTGTTGAGCAAGACCAGATAGTTGCTGCGTTTTGCGTCAACGTAATGTTGCCAGTGCCAAACGCAATAGACCGCACGTTGCTGTTTGATGAGCCAAATATTCCTGTGGTTAGCGTATAACCGGCTAAATCCAATGTGCCGTTTGTCAGCGTACATGTTCGGGTAGCGCCAGAAGTCAATGCGCTTTGAAGTTGCCAAGTACCGCCTACACCGTTAAAAGTAAACGGGCGGTCAAATGTTACGCCAGCGGTGTTAATTGTCTTTGTGCCAGATGTGGCGGCAAAAGTAGTAGCGTTTGCACTTGCGGGGCAAGTCATCCCTGTTGACGCTTTAAAATCGCCATAAATAGTCATTGTTCCAAAAGTTGCCGCGCCAGAGTATCCTGTTGGGTTTGTACCGTCTGTAAAATCTATATTTCTAATAGACGTGGTTGAAGATACAGTAAATGTACCAGTGCCAGCAGTAACTCTAAACGAGATGCTGTTAGCTTCAGTAACTGCTGTTGGTGTAATTGTTCTTGCTGTTGCACTTGAGTTGGTGCAAATGATCTGCGGCGTACCAGTGACCGTCATGGTCGTAGCACCAGTAAAAATCGTACCTGTGCTATTCAAAGAAATCGTGTTTGTGCCAAACGCCAACGTACCTGTAAAACCTGTGCAAGTCAGGGTTTGAATTGTTATGCTGCTGTCAACAGTTACAACGCTTGTGCCAGAGTTTGCATCAAGAACCGCAGCGTCAGTAGAGCCAGGGGCGGTTGTAATAATAGCGCCGCCAGATGTGGTTCGCCAGTTGGTCAAACTGCTCCAATTGCCGTCCCCTCCAACCCAATATTTTGTTGCCATGATTATTCTTCCTTACGCTGCCCAATAAGAGCCGCTGATTGTGGCGAACCTTGCTGCAATAGTACCGGAGGCCAAGAAACAAACAACTTGGTATCTGCCGCCGCTGTTGCCTTGCATGAATGTCTGCGTGACAGATGTTGCAGCTCCAGTGGTGACGGTAGCAAGCGCACCAGACACATTGGCAGCAATAAATTCTGTACCACCACCACCAGACAAATCAACTGGCGTAGGCATGCTGGCAGGTATTTGAATTGTGACTTGCGAGTTAGTTGCGCCTGCTGTTACATAGTCAAGTCTGAATGAAAAATTGACTAAGTTTGAAGTTTGTGACCAGCGGTAACGGATAGCTGCTGTGCCACTTGGTGCAGTGCCATCCCAAGCAACAAATGAAGCCGCCATAGCTGTACTTGCGGCTGTTTGTGAGATGTCTACTGTGTAAGTGCCATCGCCACCAGTGCCAGCCAAGAAAGCGCTGATTCGCGTGTTCGCTGTAACGCCTGATCCGGTGACTATCTGACCAATTGCCAAAGTGCCTGTTGATGCACTGACAGTCAACGTGGTTCCAGAAATGACACCTGTAAATGTCGCCGATGGCAACACTGCGTCCGCTTGGTTTTTAAACGGAACCAACTGACCTTGCGGCGTGAAGTACGCATTGCGGCTAACGTAATACCGAGCTTTTGCAGAGTCGCCAATCATGTTGGTCAGCGACGTAATAATTATGCGAGGGTCAGTTTCATCTGCCGCAAAGTTGGCATCGTTTACCATTGCATACGGCGTAGAAAAATCAACATAGCTGTTAAGTGATTCAACTTCTACATAGCCATCTTGCGTAGTAAACAAACTGTTTTTGAACACTGTCCCGTTGATAATCCCACGGGTGGTAATGCTTTCAAATTTAATTAAATCATTCTGGTTGCAAAATAAAACCCTTGTGTCAGCAAAGCTGCAACTTGAGTCCATTTCCATTTCAAACTTGCCACCGTAGTCATCCAACCAGCAAGCAGCCAATGTGCTGTTTTCTGACGACAACAATGTCACAATGCCATGCAACTTGGACTGAACGATTTGATATGAATCAGTGTTCATAGCTGCAAAAGCAATACCCCTGTATCCTTCAATCTGAAGTTTGGTGATTTTTACGTCGCTGGAGCCAGCAAAGCCAGACAACGTACCCATGTCTAGCACAGCAGAACCAAAAAACTGATTGGTTGCTGTTTGAGTGGCTACAACGCTCAACAAAACAGAACTAGGCGAAACATAGGATGTAATTTTTGCTCGTAAGAGCGCGTCACCAAAAGAACCTGCTCTGGCGTTCGCTACGTATACTGTGCGGCCTACGTCTTCTGCAACAAAGCAGTTTGCATCGGCGTTTAACGTTGAGCTACCTGAATTTATTGTGCAAGTTGCTGGTTGAAAAATAGCTTCAGCCGCAGTTTCGTTCAAAGCTGTCTCAACAACTGTTATTTGAGTTGCGCTGATGTAAGTGGCGATTGTGTATCTGATGCGTCTGTCAGCATTAGATGGGATGATAAAGAAAAACTTTCCGACATCGCCAGCACTAAAAATACTCGCTGAAGCAGTAATGGTTTTTGTGCCGCCGTTTACGTTGAACGTAAAACCTGTCGTGTCTTTGTATAGAAAAGTCTTTCCGCCAAAAAAGCTGACGACATCATCCATGCGGATGTTTTGGGCAGAAATTAACTCCATCACCGAGTTGTTGGAGCCGCCAAATCTAAGCCCGTTCATGCGGCTTTCGCCGTAGCCATGAATGCGAATAAATAAAGGGTTTACGTTAGGAACAACAGCACTAGCATGTTTAAAACCTAAATTTCTAAAAGTAGTAGGTGAGCATCTTGTTGCGCCTGCGCCATCAAATACAGCTTTGTCTGCGCCATAAAAATCAGCCGTAATGATTGATGTGAGTTGATCGTCGCCTTCAAAAACCAAATCTTGTCTTGGGCTGGACGGCCTGTAAATATCAAGTTCGTCTGTTACTCGATAGTTACCTACGGGGAAATGTACGGACGCAGGAGCAACAGAGACTGCGTAATCAATTGCAGCTTGAATAGCTGCTGTGTCGTCAGCCACGCCGTCACCTACCGCACCAAAATCTTTAACCCCAACTACTTCTGCCAGTCTAGCCTCTACGTTGGTAGCTACTGAACCTGTAAAGGGCGGGGTGTAGCTTATTTGCCCCGCGTCAACAATGGACGCCGAGCTATTTAAACTAGATGTTGTAAATTTAACTTCAGCGCCTACGTGTAGCCCTGTAACAAACGTAACAGTGCTGCTATTGGTTTCAAGGTACGCATAAGACGCGCCTGGGCCGTATTGATTAACGCCGTCAACAAACACTGACAAACTATTAGTACCTGGTTGGTACTGCATAGTTGTTAAATTAAAAACAGTTTGCCCTGCTGTAGATGTTTGAATTTCTTGTTGATTGGTAAACGCAACAAAGTTGGAATTTATGCCGATGATGTTGTCGTATGTGCCAATGGTGACATCGTTGGCGTTCTTAATGACAAACTTGTAAGTCAACCCATCAGTCAACCAAATTTCACCGCCTGGCACTCGACCAGCAGAATCCAAAATGATTGGGTTGGAATGGGCGGTCGTACCCGCCGAGCTAGTGTATGTTGTTTGGTTGGTAGTCGTGCCAGCAGCGTAAGTGTAGATCTTGCCGCCGGTTAACGGGTTGCCATTGTTGTCAAAAAACTGGGCCGCTACGCCGCCCACGGGGGAAAGGTTGACAGCCATGTTTTGTCCTTATGCCAAAGATTTGAGCTTGTAGAGGGTTCGCAGATAAACCTCAACGATATTATCAATCAATTGCTGCAACGCAGTATCAGTTTTGTCGCAGATTTCGTATCTGCCTTCTTCAATCTGCTTAAGTGAGTCTTCCAAAAATTCAATAATGTTGGACGTTTTTTTAGCTGAATGCAATGTGATGGGGCCAATCAAACCGTGACGGCCTTGGTAAGTTTCAGCAAAGTCGTCAGCCGCGCCAACAATGCGCTCATAAAAGATGTTAAGCGCTTTATGTTTGCTAAAGCTACGAGTGTTCAAATGAACACTGTGCGCTACATCTCTTGCCAAAAACAACAAGCCTAAAAAATCAGCAGCTTTCATTGGGGCATCCCTTGTGGTGGCATAGGTTCCATTTCCATCGGTTCTTCGCGCATTTCAGGCATTTGATTCATCATGCTCTGAGATTCCATTGCCGCAGCAACTACGCCCATAGCAATGTCTTGAATCTGTTGCTCAGTCATGCCAGCCTGCACCGCAGCGATCCGCTTGGTTTCAGCCTCATACTGCTTGACTTGAGCTTCAAAGTCTTTGCGCTCCATATCTTGCATCTCAATTGATTTGCCGACATTTTGGATCATCTGGTGCATCTGCTCCATCTCAGCACCCATTGCTTGCATCTGCTGTTCGGCCATTTGCAGCTCTGGTGACTTGTCGTTGTCAGCCATGAGCTTGGGATCAATAGTCTTGGCAAACCGCTTAGCCATCTCTTGAGCACCAGGCCAGTCCATGTTCTTAACAAACAAGTCACCAGCCACAGCCCACAGGCTTGGGTTGCCTTGCAGCAACTGGGCCATAGCTTCCAAGGCTTCTTGGCGCTTGGTTGCATACCCTGGGCCGGTCGCCACCACCACGTCGTACTTGCCGACGTTGGGGTTGTAGATCTTGTCGATCACGATGTCGTCTTGCATGATCTTCTTGACCGGCTCTTGCTGAGATGGGTCAATCTTGACCATCTTAGTTTCGCCGTCCACGCCGATGATGCGAGCCACACGTTGTGTGTCGTAAATCTTGGGGATCAAGTCCACGAGCTGGCGCACAATGTGGCGCACACCACGGGCCAAGTTGTCGCCGTAGTGGTAAGTACCTACATCGCCTTCACGCTGACGCGCAAGAATCGCTTTTCCTGAGCGTTCGTTTGAGCCCATGCCCAAAGATGCGTTGTATTGGCCAGTAGACGCCTTGATGTCCTCAGATGCACCCGCTTTGGCCTGCAACAAGCCGCTGGAGGCCATTGGTGGCTGCGCCCGCTGGGGTAGTGGCAACATACCGCCAGAACCGTCTGTGACGTCTGGATTGACCTCCAGATAGGGCCAGTTGTTGGTGTTGGCCGTCTTCCACTGGTTTTCGTAGCCTTCAAACTGACCACCGTAGCCGATGAATGGCGCTTTGGGGGCCAAGGCCAGCATCTCTGCTTCTTGGCTCACCCAGTAGTTGTACATACGCTGGGCATCTTTGGCGTTACGCACCAAGCCCGACACATACAAACGGCCATCAACTTCAAATTCATTGCCGACGATGCGAACTACTGGGATGTATTTCCCCGCCCACTCACGCTCTTCAAGAATTTCATAGCCGTTGATCTTGCAGTATTTAATCTTGACACGATCCGATTCACGACTTCTTTTAGGTTTGCCATAAATTGCTTTCAGTTGTTTGTCCTCGGGTGTGCCTTCAAAGGCAGTCACATTGCCAGGGTACAGGTTAAGCGTTGCGCGGTCGTAGTCCAGATAGTAGTAGTCGGCCACGCGGATGGTGTCTTCAGTAAGCCATTGGCTCAGGTTTTGGTCGCCCACACCCAGCGTTTGCAAGGTGGTAATAG